GCTATCGCCTAACGAATTTGAATCAGCCGAGGACATTCTTACAATAATCGAGATTTTGGAAAGGCGCGCAAATGGCTAAGGAAGCAATTTCCTACGACAAAGCGGAATTGCGCGCCATTCTAAGATCGTTCAAAGCAATGGACGACGAAGCAACGCAACAGGCAAAAACGCAAACGTCAAAACTTGCTGATTATGTTCGCGAGAAAACTATTTCAGCAGCCAATCAATCTTCAAACCGCGTTGCGCCAAAAATTGCGCAGGGTTCAAAGGTTTCAAAGTCATCAAAAATTGGTGAGATTTCCTACGGTTTTGCGTCGCAAAAGTTAAGTGGTGGCGGTACGACCCAACAACTTTGGGGCGGTTACGAATTCGGTTCAAATAGATTCAAGCAATTCCCAGTTTGGTCAGGTCGTGAAGGTCGCGGTTCACGCGGCTGGTTTATTTATCCAACTTTGAGAAGTGCCCAACCTGAAATTGTTAAACAATGGGAGCAAGCATTTTCCACGATAGTTAGGAAGTACACCTGATGGCTGGTAGTCGCACCCTTAAACTTTCGATTCTTGGAGATGTTGACGGACTTAATAAATCCCTAAAAACTGCCACGGGTGACGTTGACACTTTTGGCGACAAAGTTGGCAAAGCAGGCGTAGCAATTGGCAAGGCGTTCGCGGCAGCTGCTGCGGCTGCTGGTGCTGCTGCAATTGCAATTGGTATTGAAGGCGTCAAGGCTGCAATTGCTGACGAAAAGGCACAAACACAATTGGCACTTGCGCTGGAAAACGCAACGGGTGCAACCCAGGGACAAATCGCAGCAACTGAACAATCAATTCTTCAAATGTCATTGGCGACTGGTGTTGCTGATGATGAATTGCGCCCGGCACTTGGTCGCTTGGTTAGATCAACTGGTGACATTACAAAGGCGCAGGATCTCTTGGCAATTGCTCTTGACGTCAGCGCAGCAACTGGCAAGCCAGTCGAGGCAATTGCAAACAGCCTGAGCAAGGCATACGACGGGAACACTGCAGCACTTGGCAAACTTGGCGTTGGCTTATCTACCGCCGAATTGAAAACAATGTCATTTGAACAGGTTCAAGGTCGTTTGACTGAATTGTTTGGTGGCGCAGCCGCTGCAAACGCTGACACTTACGCAGGAAAAATTGCACGCGTTCAAGTGGCGTTTGATGAAGCAAAAGAAACCGTCGGCACTGCATTGTTGCCAATTCTTGACAAACTTTTGCAGTTTATTAACACGAGTGCGTTGCCAGCGATTAACGCATTATCAGGAGCGTTCAGCCTTACCGAAGGTGACGGGTTTGGCAAGGTGATCACTGACGTTGCAAACACGATAAAGAAAACGGTTCAACCAATTTTTGAAGGAGCAAAATCCGTATTTGATAGCGTCAAAAATGCAATCGTGAATAGCAAGGACGAATTTTCTGCATTCTGGGACGTGGTCAAATTTATTGCACCGCTTATTGGTAAAGTCATTGGACAACAACTGCGCGCAATTGGTGACATTGCTGAAATTGTTATCACGGTTATTGCTAAGGTTTTGGGTGCGATCAAACCATTGCTGAACACTGCTATTGACGGAATCAATAAAGTCATTACAGGTTTGAATCTCATTAAACCAGGTTCCGACATTCCTTATTTACCGAAAATCGGTGCGGCTTCAACTTCAACGGGTGCGCTTGGTAATTTTTCAATGTCAACTGGTGGCGTCATGACGACCACGGGCGTGACCACTAGTGGCGGTGGCGGTGGTGGCGGTGGTGGAACTACTGGTTTGACTGGTGGCGGTGGTGGCGGTGGCGGTGGTGGATCAACTAGCGCGGTTGCAGTAGTTGCAAGAAAAGCAGCTGAAGCGGTCACAAACATTGCGGGCGCATTTGATAACTTCACCAGCGGCACGACTAGCCTTGCAGGCATTGAAGCGGCTTCAACACGCGGATTCCCATTCGGCACGTCAGGGGTCAACACGAACACACTTGCGGGCATTTTGGCGGCTTCAGCGCAACCAAGCGTTGTCGTCAATTTCAACGGTGTAACAACTGACCCTGAAGGCACTGCCCGCGTTTTGGTGGACACACTCAACAATTCTTTCTATCGCGGCACGGGCGGCGCAAATAGCCTTCAATTCGCATGACGCAATGGAATCCCGTTTGGCTGGTTGAAATCGATGGTGTCGCCTACACCGACGCGGTTTTGGCTAACCTGGTCATTCGCAGCGGTCGCACAAACATTTATGAGCAGGCGCAGGCGGGTTACGTCAATCTCCAATTGTTAGACGTAAATCAGACGGCAATTCCCGTTTCAATCAATTCAACAATCGGCGTTTCAATCAAAGACACGTCAGGGGCATTTGTTGCCATTTTTGGCGGCAACGTCGTTGACATTGGTTTGGAAGTCCGCGACGTGGGTTCAAGCACTTTCACGCAAACTTATAACATAACGGCATTGGGCGCATTGGCGCGTTTGCCAAAAGCATTGACGAACGGCGTTCTTTCCAAAGAATTTGACGGCGACCAAATTTACGACATTCTTAGCCAAGTTTTGTTTGGCAGTTGGTCACAAGTTCCAGGGGCTTTAACTTGGGCGACTTATGATCCAACGATCACATGGGCAAACGCAGAAAACAACGGTTTGGGTGAAATTGACCGTCCAGGTAATTATGAATTGGCGGCACGTTCGTCCGAGCGAATCGACGTTTATTCGCTGGTTTCAGCATTGGCGACGTCAGGGCTTGGTTACATTTACGAGGACGCGCAAGGGCGCATTGGTTATGCCGATTCGACACACCGCACCAATTACCTGGCTGCAAACGGCTACGTTGACCTTGACGCCAATCATGCCCGCGCGGCAGGGCTTCGAATTCAAACCCGTGTGGGTGACGTTCGCAATTCGCTTACGATCAAATACGACGCGACCAGCAGCAGCGAACAATCTGCCAGCGACGCCAATTCAATTGCCCTTTACGGAACGCTTGCACAAATCATTGAAACAACCTTGCACAATTCAGCTGACGCAACTGCCCAAGCCAATTTTTACTTATCGCTACGCGCCCAACCGCAGCCCATTTTTAGTCAAATTCGCTTTGACTTAACAAACCCAAAATTGGACGACGCAGACCGCGACAACCTATTAAACATTTTCATGGGTGAAGCCATTGCGCTTAACAACCTACCGTTGAACATGTCGTCGGGTACTTTCCAGGGCTTTGTCGAAGGTTGGACGTTCCAGGCGTCCTACAATCAACTTTCGGTCACTTTGTTGCTTAGCCCGCTTGCTTACTCATTGCAGGCAATGCGTTGGAATGACGTACCAATTACCGAAACATGGACAAGCGTGTCGCCGACACTTGACTGGGAAAATGCAACAATTGTTGCCTAACGAAAGGAAATCAAGTGACGAACCCGACCAGTAATTATTCGTTTCAAATGCCCACGGCAACCGATTTAGTCACGGACTTGCCAGCAGATTTTGAAGTTTTTGGGCAGGCGGTTGACACACGATTAAAGGCATTGAATCCCGAAACCGCGTTGGGTGATCTTTCTTATGGTTCAGCAACTGCCAACACAAACACACGTTTGGCAATTGGTACCACTGGACAAATTTTGACGGTTGCAGGTGGCGTTCCAACATGGGCAGCGGCAAACCCTGGTGACATAACGGCAGTCACGGCAGGCACTGGCATTTCAGGCGGCGGCACATCAGGCGACGTCACAGTTACCAATTCAATGGCAACTGCAATTGATGCAAAAGGTGATTTAATTGCTGGAACTGCTGCCGATACTTTTAGCCGTCTTGCCATTGGTTCAAATAATCAGGTTTTAACCGCTGATAGTGCTGAATCAACTGGTATGAAATGGGCAACACCAACGGCTTCAACGGCAACACTTACACAAATTGCAACAGGCACTTTATCAGGTACATCTTTATCATTAACAGGTCTTTCATCTTACGATCAATTGTATTTGGTAATCTATGGGGTCAATTGGTCAGGCGGTGGAACTGGATTTGATCGCATTCGTTTGAATAATACTGCAAACAATTATGCTGGCAGTGTTTGGGGAACATGGGGCAGAGCAACTTACAACGGCGCGGCAGTTCCTTATGGTTCAGCACAAAACAGTTTCAGTTCTATTGCACCAAATGGAACCGTTGGTGGTGTTGTGCCAAATGGCGCATACGGCGACAGTACGCAACTTACTTTGGCATTGACAAATTGTAAGGCAGCTGGACGCACATCTTATGATTGCTACCAGGCAGCATTGGACGCAACTGGAACTTATTACTGGGTCGGTGGTCAAAAAGGCATTTGGAACACTGCAAATACAATTTCAACGATTGACTATACAACCACTTCAGGTTATACATTTACTGCTGGCACTTACATACTTTGGGGGGCGTAATGATTAAAATCGAACACAATGTTGAAACAGGCGAAATTGTAGAAATTCCGTTTTCTGCTGCTGAAGTTAAAGCGTTTAACGACGAAGCAAAAATTGAGAATGATCGCATTGCAGCACTAATTTCTGAACGAGAAACAAAAATTGAAGAAACAATTGCCCCAAAACTTGCTGCACTTATGGAATTGGGATTGACCGAAGAAAAAGCAAGGTTAATTCTTCAATGACTTATCCTGACGGCACAAATGCCAGATTGATCGAAGTCGCCGCAGCTGAAGTTGGCACGGTTGAGGAAGGCGACAACCTGACAAAGTACGGCAAATTTACAAAGGCAGACGGCTTGCCCTGGTGCGGTTCATTCGTCAACTGGTGTGCAGCGCAGGCAGGTGTGAAGATTCATTCCGTCGTGGGAACTGCCGTTGGCGCACATAAGTTCAAAGAGATTCAACGCTGGTCGAACATGCCACAATTAGGTTATCTGGCATTTATGGACTTTCCGCACGACGGCGTTGACCGCATTTCACACATTGGAATTGTGGTCGGCTTGATTGATTCAAAAACATGTTTGACGATTGAAGGCAACACCAGCGGAACAGGCGACCAACGCAATGGCGGCATGGTCATGGTGAAGGTTCGCTCGTACGGCGCAGGCAAGGAAATTGTAGGTTTTGGCATTCCAAAGTTCGTGCCGTATAAAGGCGAATTTCCAACAGTTACAGTTCCAACTTCGGGAGACAAACCAAAGAAGGAGACAAAAAAATGGTCGAAGCCAAAGCCCTAATCGCGTCATGGGCGCGTTCATTCATGGCAGCAGCACTTGCCCTATACATGGCGGGCGTTACTGATCCGAAAACTCTTGCAATGGCAGGCGTTGCAGCGGTTGCGCCAGTGATTTTGCGCTGGTTAAACCCAAATGACAAAGCCTTCGGTTCTACGGGGAAGTGAACCGCAGATTCGCAGCGGCTGGGTTGGTTTGGGCACTTGCACTAACCCAGTCCGCTTGCGGGTATCAGGGGTGGATTCGTTATGAATGCCAAGAATTTGAAAACTGGTCAAAGCCAGAATGCCAGCCGCCGCAATGCGTCCCGACTGGAACATGCACTGACGACATACTTGGAATTGAATCGCAACAAACCCGCACGCCGTAAAACGCCCGAAGAAATTCACGCGCAGCTGATTTTAATCATTGGCACGACGCTTGCAATGGTGTTCTTAATCGTGACCATTGGGATCACTTATGCGCTCATTTTTGTCACCCAGCCAATCGGGGCGCAAGCACCCAACGACGCAGCCTTTATTGATCTCTTGAAAACCCTGGCAATTTTCTTGACTGGTTCATTGGGCGGTGTGCTTGCTGGCAATGGACTTAAATCCAAGCCAAAGCCGTCAGACACGCCGACAAACACGCAAGGTTCTTGACCGCGCGCCATTCATGCGTCACCCTGAGTTCAGGTGGTAGTCCTATCACCAAGAATCGGGAGAATTCAAAATGGTTGTTGACTTAT